GATCGTATGATACCAAACCCATCGAGCCTTATAGATGTCTTCTTCGGTTTTACCGCCACTTCTTTTTGTTATTATTTTATCTAACCATTTCATCATAATATATTAGTATTTATAAGATTTGTATGTAGTATATAGGGAAATAAAAAAAGGGACTCCGAAGAGTCCCTTTTAATTCTGACTTGAAAAAAGCTTATAGAATATTTTCTATTTCGACTTTTCTGTAGTAGAAGTTTGATCCTGCTGAAGCAAGTCCATCAGAAGGTGTAGAACCAACGAAAGGATTAGATATCATACCATATCTAGTTTTGAATCCAATCTTAGGTTGGAAAGTATTCTCACCAACTGCACGCACCATTTGTAAAGGAACATATGGGCAATAGAATAGACCAGCATCATAAGGATTAGAACCTCTGTATCCAACAGTCATGTAACCTTCGTTACTGTGTCCACTAACTGGATCAAGAGTGTAGTATGGGTCGATGTACACTTTGTACTTACCATTTAAAACACCAGCAAAAGTATTACCAGCATCGTCTACATTCAAGTTAGTGTTGAGAGCAGGAGCATAGTCAAGTACACCAGCCATAGCTAGTGCAGATGCTACATCAGAAGAACAAAGGATAAAGTTACCTTTTCCTCTTCTTGATTCTCTTGCAATTGTGTTAGCTTCTCTTTCAACATGGAAGAGCATGCCTTTAAATTTCTCAACAGACCATCTACCAGATGAATCAACATCTAGATCGAATCGTCCAGCATTAGCAGTACCAGATTGAGCACCAGTTTTTGCTTGAACATTAACAGTTCTTACAACTTCCCTGTTGATTTCCGCAAGGATTTCAGCAGACAAGATGTTTGCAAGTTCTGTTTCAGCATCAAGACCATGAATTGCTTTAAGGTCTTGTGCAAGTTCAATAGTGTATTCTGCTTTAAGAGCTCTTGTTTTTGCAGTTACAGTTGCTTTCTCAATTGTGAATGCCATACTTGCAAATGGATTTGAAGCACTATCACCTAGAGCTTCACCAGCTGCAGTTGTCATACCAGTACCAGAAGCATAAGTGGCTGCATCACCGAAAGGATCAGTACCAGCTTGTGTTCCAGCACCAGAGAAATCTGAGTCTGCTTCATCGAATAACGCTTCAGTCATAGCAAGTCTTGAAGTGTTATCGTTGTAACGAGCTTTCATTGCAAAAACTAAACCAGTTGGCCCAGTCATTGGTTGGACACCACAGATGTCGTATGCCACCAAGTTAGGAAGAGACCTTCTTACTAAAGAAATAAGAATTGGATCCCAATTTGAGATACCAGAACCATCAGAACCAACTGCAGCGTTAACTGGAGATGCTTCAGAGATGTATCCTCTTTCTTCATTAAGTGCTCTTTCTTGGTTTTCAAGAACTACGGAAGTAACCGCTCTTTTGTATGAATCATCAATCTTTGGAAGATCGGGATGTTCGAGTACTGGCTGCCACTTCTCTTGTAAATTTTCTGACATAAACATAATAGTTTCCCCTTAATTTACTAATGAAAAGTTAATATTAAATTAACACCACTTATAGTGGGTTAACCCTCTTAATTGCGGCAGTATAGGCAGCCATGGTAGGGTCGATATTCTCTTGAATGTCGGTCGCACCACTTTCTTCTCCTTCACTTGCCACCACCTGTTCGTCTAATTCAACTTTCTCTTGTTGAGAGTTGTCGAAATAAGATTCCTTGATGGTTTTGACATTATCTTCAAACTCATCGTTGAAGTCTATGTCTTCGATTAATTTACCAAGTTTCTCAACTTCTTGTTCAGTTAAGTCTTGTGAAACTTCTCGAACCACTTTGTTACGAACTAAACTTTCGTTTTGTTCTGTAAGATCGATGTTCTTAGAAACTTCTTCATTAAGTCTCTGTTCAACTTCTTCAATCTTACCAGCAAGTTCATCAACAACATCTAGTTTGTCAGATGGAACTTCCACATAGTGGTCTTCAAATAGGTCTTTAAGACCTGTAATGAAATTCTCAGTGAGTTCAGACTTAAGTCCTCTCTCAATCGCAAGTTCGTTATCTTTCACCCACTCTTCTGCAACATAAGAAAGGAAAGAATCAACTTTAGAAACTAATTCTTCTTTGATTTCAGCAGTTGCTTCAACTACTTTCTCTAAAGAATCTTTTTCAAGTTCTTCTTGTACTTCTCTAACTTTTGCAGATACAGCAGCTTCAAATACTACTTTTGCTTTGTTTTGGAATTCTTCTGAAAGATCGTCTTCACCAGAAATTAAAGCTTCAATGTCATCAGACATATCAATTTCTACTTCTTCTTTCTTAGTTTTCTCTTTGACTTCATCTTCATCATCATCTGACTCATCGTCATCTTCTGAATCGTCTTCGTCATCTTCGACTTCTTCTTTCTTTTCAGTGATAGAAGCATAAGCTTCTTTAACACTATCTTCGTCCTCTGTTTTGAAATGTTCAGCAATTTTTCTTAGAAGGTCAGCTTTAGTAGACTCATCGACTTTTTCCTCATCGTCTTCATCTTCCTCATCTTCGTCTTCTTCTTTCTTAACCATTTCAGCATAGAGGGATTTGATTTCGTCTTTTTCCAGACCTTTAAGTTGTTCAATCATTGCACGAAGGGTTTCCATTTTAGTCATATCTTCAGCAACAACTTCTTCACTATCAGATTCTACCTCTTCCTGCTTAGGTGCAGACTTGTCTCCACCTTCTTGATCACCTTTCCTTTTCTTGGAAGGTTTTGTAGCATCACCAGCTTTATCAACTGCAGCTACTGCTTTCTTAGGAGCATCTGGGTCTGGGGTAACGGCACCTTTAGCCTGAGGTACAGCTGCACCTTCGACTACTTCGGTTTCTTGGTTTATATCTTGATCAGACATTTTATTTATCCCCTAGTTTTAAATACTTACTAATTAAAAAACGAGAACTTTATTGTTTCTCTGTGTAGTATTTATAAATTTTATAATTTTGAAAGGAAGTTTTTGAATATTTCTAACTTCTTCTCTTCCAATTGGCGTTGTTTGGTTTGTCGAATCTGACTTTTCCAAGATTCGATCTGTTTCGCTTTGAAGATTCCACCTTCTTGAACCCACTCTACACCTTCCATGATACCTTCTACGAAAGCATCTGGTGCAGAAGGGTCTGCAACGATATCAGCTGCTGTTGCAAGCATAAAATCGTCTTGGACATATTGTGCATTACCTCTTTGTTCTACTGAACCCATACCCCTACTGGAAACGCCTAGTTTAGCACCATCATTTAACAGTCCTTTAACTATATTACCCATCGGAGTGCTGAGAATCTTTGCCTTACCGACAAAATTCTTTCCATCTTCCTTTAAATCGGTTATCAAGTGTGATACCCTCTCTAAGTTAATGGTAGGGCCTTCTGGATGTCCCAGTTCCCCATATGCACGCTTCTTATTTACGAATTCTTTGATGTATCGATTTACCTCTTTCTTCATTGTTTCCACTGGGTAAATACGACCATTTCTGTTCTTTATTCCTGCTTGAAGAAAGACACCTTCAATATATTGTTCCTTCTTACCATTTTTTTCTTCTGTAATCAGTTGTACTTCATCTGATATTTGTTCTGATATTAAAAACATGTCTCTCTTTCCTTTATTTTATCTCGTGAACCTTCTCTTCTGGTTCATTATAGGATTGATTACCAACCAATCCATCTGAGAATCCAAATGAATCCTCAATGTTAAATTGTTCTATGAAGTCATCTAAGTCTTCACCTAATAATGCAATTAATTGTTTTGCATTCTTTCTTGCTTCTTTTTCGTTCTTATAGATAGCAAGTTCTTGTCCATCAACATAAACCTTAAATTTATTTGATTTCTTTGCAATGATAACGGCTACTTTTTTTCCTCTTTGACCTTTTTCAAAGTAAGCATCAACTTCTTGTTCTCCACGCGGGAGTTTAAACTTCTTTTCCTGTAAGTCTTTTACAAGTTCTTTAAACTTCTTCACTCTGTTGTTCTCCAGATTCCTTTTCCATCCAATTCATCTGAACATCAAGTCTCTTAGAGTCAATTGCATCTGACTGTTTATCTATCATAGCAGACTGAAAAGCATCAGTTGCTTTAACATTATCTCCAGTTTCAATTGCATTAACTAAGTCTTTGATATTTTCTTTACTCATAATTTATACCTCTAATATTGATCAAAGGAGTCATCATCTCCTTCCCCATCACCACTTTCTTTGTCTTTCTCAATTTCTTGGTCAATCACTTCGATTTCATCTTCTGATTGTCTCAAGATATTCTTTCTTACCCAGTTCTGAGAGTAGTATTTACCTACAAACTCATCCATTTCTCTGAGTGTGTTAACTCTTTCTCTGTAGATTTCAGCTTCCTTCATTTCTACAAAGTGTGAATCCTTTTGAAAGTCGAAAGTTATAAACTCTCTAACTTTATCAAATTCTTCGGCAGACATTGTACCTTTTAAGACAAGTTGAGTCTTCAACAAATCTAAGAAGAGAACTGAAAACTTATGTCTTAGTTTGTCTACAAATCGTGAGAACTTAACCTCATCCCTTGTAATCTCACTTGCACGACCTAGTGAGAACTGAGCATCTGCTTCCAATCTACTGATAGGTACATTAAGTGCCTTATACAGTTTCTTTTGGAAATAGAGTATATCTTCTATCTCACCTAAGTTCTGTCCGCCTGGCAGAGTAGTTATTTCTGTTCCTCTACCACCTTCTCTTCTTGGTAACCAGAAATCTTCCAACATACTCATATGTCTTCGATCATCTCTGATTTCCCCAGTGTCAGCATTATAGACTAGTTTATTTTTGTACCTAGTCATTGTATCTGCAAGATACTGTTCTGCCTTCACTTTAGGAAGGTTACCTACATCAATGTAGAATATCCTTCTTTCTGGTGCCCTTGCTATTCTATATATGACAAGAGCATCTTCCATCATTCGTAATTGGTTACCCGCTTTTAATGCTTTATGTAAATAACCTATTACTTGAGTTCTGGTTGCATCCATCATTCCAGACGATGCCATTATAACTGCATCTGGACTAATCTTTAGGACTTGACCACTGTTGTTTGTACCAGTCTTATCAAATCCAGCATCTGAGAAATGATAGTATTCTTCAATTCTATCGATTACCTCAACACCAGTCTTCTCATCTTTCTTCTTGTGGATTTCCCTAATCTTTTTAATCTTCATAGGGTCAATATATCTTAACCCTACAATTCCCTTCTTAGGAGAACCCTTTTCGGTTAATAGGTGGAAGTATGCACGACCATCTATGTACCATTTTCTGAACAAGTCTGGCCCTGTATTTCTGAATCTTAACAGAGTCAGCATGTGTTCAAATTCTTTTCTGACAGAATCTTTGATACCATCAGATAGATTATTTGAATCTATTCGGTCTAAATTAATGGATACTGTGTTGTCCAAATCGTTAGTAGCAATTGCTTCTTGTACGATATCATCAACA